AAAATGATTGAAGAAGTTTCAGCGAGGATATAAAGAAAACCATATTTGAAGAAACGGGAATTCTCATATAATAAATGTCACATCATATGTCACACAAGCACACTTGCAGTGCATTATTATAAATATTATTATGTTAATATCGAATGATAATAAAAATTGCCAATCCCTGAAAAAGAAGAATGTTCGGGTTTACCTCCTGCCTGGACATTCTTCTTTTTAATTTACATAGAAAGGAAGGTGATATTTCATGGCTAAACTTACAAGAAAACAGCAAAGGTTTGCTGATGAATATTTGGTTGATGCTAATGCTACACAGGCAGCTATTCGTGCAGGTTACAACGAAAAAACAGCATATAGTCAAGGACAAAGATTGTTGAAGAATGTTGAAGTGAAAAAATATATTGAAGAACAGCTTGAAAGAATTCATAATGAAAAAATTGCTGATGCCCAAGAAGTCATGATGTATCTCACTTCCGTTCTTCGTGGTGAATCTTTATCTGAAATAGTGGTAGTTGAAGGAACTGGTGATGGGTGTTCTGATGCAAGACGAATGATGAAGCTGCCTGATGAAAGGGAAAGGTTAAAAGCTGCTGAATTGATTGGGAAAAGATATGGAATGTTTACTGATAAAGTTAATGTTGAAGGTGCTGTTCCAGTTGTAATAATTGATGACCTGGATGATGAAAATGATTTGGATGATGAATTTGATGACTAATAACACATTAGTAACAAATATACCTTCAAAGCCTGATGAAGAAAGGGGTTACTTTTATTATGTAATAATTCAGGGTGATTCATATGGTTAAAATCAAGAAAAAAGAAAAGTGGATTTCACTTAAAAAAGTTGTTGGTAAGCATTATAACCAATTTTGGAATTTCAAAGGTAGATATAGAGTTGTTAAAGGTTCAAGGGCATCCAAGAAATCAAAAACTACTGCACTTTGGATTATAACTAATATGATGAAATACCCTGATGCAAATACATTGGTCATCAGAAAAGTATTTAGAACATTAAAGGATTCATGTTTTACTGAACTTAAATGGGCAATTAATAGGTTAGGTGTTCAAGATTATTGGGATATAAAGGAATCACCACTGGAAATGACCTACATTCCCACAGGTCAGAAAATATATTTCAGGGGTTTGGATGACCCATTAAAAGTTACATCCATAACAGTTGAAAAGGGTGCATTGTGTTGGATGTGGATTGAAGAAGCATATGAAATCATGAAAGAATCTGATTTTGATATGCTGGATGAATCTATTCGTGGACAAGTTCCTGAAGGATTATTTAAGCAAATAACTTTAACTTTCAACCCCTGGAATGAACATCACTGGATAAAGAAAAGGTTCTTTGATGCACCACCTGACCCTGATATTCTTGCAATTACCACTAATTATTTGATGAATGAATTTCTTGATGATGCTGACAAAAAAGTATTTGAAACAATGAAGAAAAATAACCCAAGAAGATACAGGGTTGCTGGTCTTGGTGAATGGGGTATTGTTGAAGGTCTTATATTTGAAAATTGGGAAGAAAAAGAATTCAACCTGGAAGATATTAAGAAGATTAAGGGTATTAAGTCAGCATTTGGTCTTGACTTCGGTTATACCAATGACCCTTCTGCCCTATTTTGTGGAATGGTTGACCTGAATAATAAGGTGATTTATGTGTTTGATGAAATGTATAAAGAAGGTATGTCAAATGAAGCAATTGCAAAGGAACTTACAAAGATGGGATACCGAAAAGAACGAATCAGGGCAGATTCAGCAGAACCGAAGTCCATTGACCGCTTGCGTGAACTTGGTATTTCCAATATCACTGCTGCAAGGAAAGGTAAAGACAGTGTGAACAATGGTATTGACTTCATATAATGGAATTGACTTCATTCAGGATTTCAAGATTATTGTTCATCCAAGGTGTGTAAACTTCTTGACTGAAATCAATAATTACACTTGGGATGTTGACAAGTTTGGAAAGAAACTGAATACCCCCATTGATGACTTCAATCATCTAATGGATGCAATGCGGTATGCCCTTGAAGATTTTGTCAAAGGAAGGACTTTTTCTTTTGATTAGTAACATGATAGTAACAAATAACCCTGAAAACCCTATATTTCCAGGTGTTTGTATATATGCAGTAATAAAGAAAAGGGGGTGAATGAATCGTGTTTAATTTTTTTCAATCTGAAACTGAACGGATAAACTACATTGTGAAGATGGGTGCTGAATCCATTATCACTGATGAAAAGTTTATCGAACTTGAAATTCAGCGGTTCAAGACCAGTCGAAGAAGAAAAGAAATGCTTGATGGTGAAAGATATTTTGCAGGTGACCATGATATCCTGAAAAAGAAAAGAACCGTCATTGGTGAAGGTGGCAAGGTTGTAACTGTTGACAATCTTCCGAACAACAGGATTGTTGATAATCAATATAAAAAGATGGTCAACCAAAAGACAAATTACCTGCTTGGTCAACCCATTGCAATCAGGACTGACAATGAAACCTATGACAAGCTATTGAAGCAGATATTCAATAAGCGGTTTATGCGCTTGTTGAAGAACCTGGGTAAGGATTCGCTGAATGAAGGCATTGGATGGCTGTACATCTATTACAATGAACATGGTGAATTCACCTTCAAAAAGTTCAAAGCACATGAAATCATTCCTGGATGGCATGATGCTGAACACACTATTCTTGATTATGCTATCAGGATTTATGAAGTCATTGCTTATGAGGGTTCAGAAGAAAAGACCATTGAGAAGGTTGAAGTTTATGATGACACAGGCATTCATTATTTTGTGATGGATGGCAGTCGCATTGTTCCTGCTGAACCCTTCTTTGCTAATTACTTCACTATCACTGACAATGAAGGTAATGACCAGGGGTGGAACTGGTCAAAGATTCCGCTGATACCGTTCAAGTACAACAGTGAAGAAACACCATTGATAAAAAGTATAAAATCATTGCAGGATGGCTTAAACACCATACTTTCCAACTTCCAAAACAACATGGAAGAAGATGCAAGGAACACAATCCTGGTGTTGGTCAACTATGATGGTGAAAATCTTGGTGAATTCAGAAAGAATCTTGCAACTTATGGTGCTGTTAAGGTCAAGACTGTTGATGGTGCAGCAGGTGACCTGAAAACATTGCAGGTTGAAGTGAATGCCGACAATTACAAGGCAATCATTGAGATATTCAAGAAGGCAATCATTGAAAATGCAATGGGTTATGATGCAAAGGATGACCGCTTGAACGGTAACCCAAATCAAATGAACATTCAGAGCATGTACAGTGATATTGACCTGGATGCAAATGAAATGGAAACCGAATATCAGGCTTCCTTTGAAGAACTGCTTTGGTTCATCAACTGTCACTTTGCAAATGCAGGCTATGGTGACTTTGAAGGTGAAGAAGTTGAAGTCATATTCAATCGTGACATGTTGATGAATGAAGCAGAAGTCATTGAAAACATCAATAAATCAGTTGGAATTCTTTCTGATGAAACCCTGGTTGCCAATCATCCTTGGGTTGATGACCCACAAAAGGAACTGGAACGAAAGAAGGAAGAAAAAGAAGCTGCAATGGCTGAATATCAGAATGCCTTCAACCCCTACCCTGCTGCTTCCAATAAAGGCGGTCAAGGTGGTGTTGTAAATGAAGAATAGTGCATATTGGAAGCTGCGGTTTGAACAATTGGAAGCTGCATCACACAAGAATGCTATTTCTACATTTGAAACCATTCAGGAACAATACATTGCAGCGGAAAAAGAAATTGAAAGGCAGATTTCAACCTGGTATCAAAGATTTGCAAAGAACAACCAAATCACAATGGCAGAAGCAAGAAAGCTTTTGACCAGTGGTGAACTGGCTGAATTCAAATGGGATGTCAAAGAGTTCATCAAGTACGGTGAACAAAATGCACTGAACCCACAGTGGATGAAAGAACTTGAAAATGCATCTGCAAGATTCCATATTTCCAGGCTTGAAGCTTTGAAACTGGAAACACAGCAGACCATTGAAAAGCTGTTTGGTGGTCAGCTTGATGAAGTTGATAAGTTACTAAAAAAGACTTATTTACAGAACTACTATCATACAGCATATGAGATTCAGAAAGGTTGGAATATTGGATGGGATATTGCAGCTATTGATGAAAGGACTGTTGAAAAGTTAATTTCAAAACCATGGGCAACTGA